GATGTGGGCGGGGGGAGAGTTGAGTTTCGTCGCGCCGCTGCGGGTAGGCAGTATGGTGGAACGGCGCTCGACGGTAGTGGATGTCGTTGCGAAAGAGGGGCGCAGCGGGCCGCTCTGCTTTGTCACCGTCGAACATGTCTATCGCTGTGACGGGGTCGAAGCGCTGACCGAGCGGCAGGATATCGTCTACCGCGAGGCAGCTTCGACCCATAAGCCCAGCCAAGAACAGAAGGCCTTGGAAGGGCGGGAAAATCGTAGCATAACCCCCAGCCGTGCGTTGCTTTTTCGCTATTCGGCGGTCACCTTCAATGCGCATCGAATTCACTACGATATTGCCTATGCCCGCGAGGATGAAGGCTATCCTGGTCTTGTGGTGCACGGCCCGCTACAGGCCACCTTGCTCTGCCAATATGCCCGGACGCTTTCGGGCAAGCCGCCGCGCCGCTTCGCATTCCGCAGCCATTCCCCCATTTTCGACACCTCTGATTTCACGCTGAACGCGACCCAAGAGGGGGAGGAAATGCAGCTCTGGACCGCACAGGCAAACGGCCCCCGCGCGATGGTGGCGACGGCCACATGGTAGAGGCGGCCGCCACGTCAGGCGCAGAAACCGAGGCTTCGACGGGCAGCCAGACTTCCGGCGGGAGCAGTGATCAACGCACCATGGGCGCTCTCCTCTGTCTCTTCGCCGCCGTGGCATGGGGAACGACCGGCACCGCCGCGACCTTCGCGCCGGGGGTCGGCCCGCTTGCGATCGGGGCGGCGGCCATGGGCATTGGCGGGCTGTTGCAAGCACTCACCGCGTGGCGACATATTATGTCGCACCGGGCGATCCTGCGCGCGCAGGCAACCGCATGGGCGATCGGCGCGGTGGCCGTCGCGATCTATCCGCTGGCGTTCTACGCATCGATGCATTTTGCGGGGGTCACCGTGGGGACGGTCGTTTCCATCGGTTCCGCTCCGTTGGTCTCGGCCCTGATCGAAAACCGGATGGACCGCCGGTCATTGTCGCTGCACTGGGCGGTGGGCGCGGCGCTGGGGCTCGCCGGTATCCTCCTGCTGAGCCTCACCGAAGGGGACGAGACCCTTGCCGCGAATGTGCCGCTGGGTGCGGCGCTCGGCCTTTTGGCGGGGGGGACATACGCGGGCTATTCCTGGACAGCGCAGCGCATAATGCGGCGCGGGGTGCCGCCGCGCGCGGCCATGGGCGCGACATTCGGCGCGGGCGGTCTGCTGCTGCTGCCGGTGCTTCTGGTCACGGGGGCCGGGTTCCTGGAAAGCGCGGGGAACATGGCGGTCGGTCTCTATATGGCGATTGTGCCGATGTTTCTGGGGTATCTCGCTTTCGGCGGGGGCCTTGCCCGGGTGGAGGCCTCCACCGCCACGACCCTCACGCTGTTTGAGCCTGCTGTTGCCGCCGTCCTCGCCGCTACGGTGGTCGGTGAATCGCTGCCGCCCGCCGCATGGTTCGGCGTGGGTTTGATCCTGCTGTGCCTCGTCTGGACGACACTGCCCGCCCCGAGGCGCCCGCTGTTGCGTTAGTGCGCGCGCCCGTTTGGTTGCCAATCCTCCGCGAATGCTGTTTCGATCCGCATCATAGCGGAACCTTCGCGGCCCGTGCGGCAGGCCGCCCGCCACTTTGAAAGGAACGAGACGATGAAACGACATGGTGGGCACCTTCTGGTAGAATCTCTGTTGGCGCTGGGTGCGACAAAGGCATTCGGAGTGCCGGGAGAAAGCTACCTCGCCGTGCTGGACGCTTTGCACGATACCAGGGGGCGGCTCGATTTCATCAACTGCAGGCACGAGGGCGGGGCGAGCTTCATGGCCGCCGCATGGGGCAAGCTGACGGGCAAGCCCGGCATCTGCATGGTCACGCGCGGCCCCGGTGCCACAAATGCCTCCATCGGCGTGCATACCGCCATGCAGGACAGCGCGCCGATGCTGCTCTTCGTGGGTCAGATCGGGACCGATATGCGCGGCCGCGAAGCCTTTCAGGAACTCGACTACCGCGGCGTGTTCGGCACCATGGCCAAATGGGCGACGGAGATCGACGATGTGACGCGGATCCCCGAAATCCTCGCCCGGGCATGGAAGACGGCAACAACGGGGCGGCCCGGTCCCGTCGTGATCGCCTTGCCCGAGGATATGTTAACCCAACTCACCGACGTCGCCGCCCTGTCCGGTTCCGGCACCTATCCCGAAGCCGCGCCGGCGGCGGAGGCCGTGGCGCAGACGCGCGAAATCCTCGCTTCGGCGGCGCGGCCTCTCATCCTCTACGGCGGCTGCAACTGGACGCCGGAAGGGTCGGAGGCCCTGCAGCGTTTTGCCGAAAGCTCCGACATCCCGGTCGTCTCGGTCTTTCGCTATCAGGACCAGTACGACAACCATTCCGACACCTTCTGCGGCGAGGCGGGGGTCGGCATGATGCCCGGCGTGCGGGACCTGATCCGGAACGCGGACGTGATCCTCGCGCTCAACAACCGGTTCGGCGAGAACTCGACCGAAGCCTGGACCCTGCTTGAGGTGCCGGAGCCGCGTCAGCGCTTGGTGCATGTTCACGCCTCGGACGCGGAGCTTGGCAAGGTCTATCAACCGGAACTGGGTATCTGTTGCGGCCACAACGCCTTTGCCGTGGCATTGGCAGAGACGCCGGTTTCCGGGAATTGGGCGGATTGGCGCAAGCAGGCAAGGACGACATGGGAAGCGGGTTTCGACCTTGATGACCTGCCGAGCCCTGTCGATATGGGCAAGGTCACCGCACACCTGCGCGAGGTGCTGCCCGAGGATGCGATTCTGACCAACGGGGCGGGGAACTTCGCGGTCTGGCCCAACAAGTTCTACCGCTTCGGTCCCTCCGCGCGTCTGCTGGCCCCGCAGTCCGGCGCCATGGGCTACGGCGTTCCCGCGGCCATCGCCGCCAAGATCGCGGAGCCGGGCCGAACGGTCGTCTGTTTCGCGGGCGACGGCGATTTCCAGATGACCTCGCAAGAGCTGGCGACCGCGGCGCAATACGGTGCGCAGCCTATCTTTCTGATCGTCAACAACGGCACCTACGGCACAATCCGCGCGCATCAGGAACGCAACTACCCCACCCGCGTCTCGGGAACCGAGATGGACGTGAACCCCGATTTCGTAGCGCTTGCCAAAGCCTATGGTTTCCACGCGGAACGGGTCGAGAAAACGCAAGATTTCGCGGCGGCTTTCGAACGCGCGCGCGCTTCTGACAAAGGGGCGGTGCTCGACCTCGTGGTCTCGGCCGAGGCGCTGACCCCGCGTGTGACCCTGTCGCAGATGCGCGCGGCGGCGTTGGAGCGGAGCGGGAGCTGAAGGTGACGGCATGGTAGGCCCGGCAGGACTACTAGACTGAAAATAAGTGATAAAAAACATCATGTTATAGCGTAGTGGGGTAGCTTATTTTCCCCGTGGGGGAATGCCTCACCACTTCACGCCTTCCATTTTGAGCGACATTTGAGCAGCAATCTCGGATCGGCGGGCGGCTTCGACATAGGTGCGCGTCTCTTTCGATCCGGTCTTGTGGCCCAGAAGAACATCCAGTTCGTAGCTTGTCGCCCCCATGGCGGTCAGGATCGACGGGACGCCTTTTCTGACGCCATGCAGCGATCCTTTGGCGTTTGCCTGCGTGAACCACGCTTGCACCGCATTGCCTATGGTGCCGTGCGTGTAGGGCTTTCCCGCCGAGGTATGAAGGTAGGTTGCCTTTGTGCATCCTGCGACTTCCTCGCGCAGCATCGCCAGCATCGGAATCTCGGTCACATCATTCGGCGCCTTGCTCTGCGTCCAGCGCAGCCATGCTTGCCCGTCGCGCTGAAACTCATTGGCCGGTCCAAGGTTGCGAAGATCCTCACGCCGCGCCACGGTCGATAGAACCAGGATCATGCAGCGCCGCGCCATTGTTCCGGGGCCGTGGTGGGCAAGGTATCTCGCCACGTCCTCCGCCGTGCAGGTGTAGAACCCGGCTGTCTTGGGTTTCAGCTTCGGGATGCCCTTCGCGGGGTTTGGGCAGGTGACGTGTTCCCGCTTGATGGCCCATTCGTACATGGCGCTGACGGACTTCTTGAGGTTGTCTCGCCCGCTTGGTGTGGTCGCAAACTTGTCGAGGAATGTCAGTAGGTGCGCTTGCCGCATTTCGACAGACATGGGGCCATGCGCTTCTACCAGACGCGCCAAGTGATGCCTATGCCCCTTGAGCGTCAGCGGAGACATTAGCCCCGCAGCTACCTGCATTTCGACATATCCGAGAAACAAGCCAGCCAGCCATGCTATCGAACCTTCATAGACGACTGTGCGCTCTGGTATCGGTTGATCGACAAGTTCGGCATAGCGCCGCATAAACTCAGGTTCTCCGGGCTTGCCGGGCAAAGTGATCTTTACACGGCCACGCTGGAACCGATAGCGCCACTTTGTGCGCGCCCATTCGCGGCTGACGTACTTGAGTTTGAGGTCCATATCATTCCCATTCCACCGGCCCTTTGGGCTTCTGCGTCTTTGTCTCCGCCTTCTGGTGTAGCTTGATCGTACCGTCCGCTGCAATTTCGACGGTGCCGACTTCCAGCCCCGCCTTCGTCACGGCTTCGATCATGCGCTTTACGGCGGCTTGTGTCGGCAGGCTCATTCCTTCACCCTCTGCAACGCCGGGGTGGGGGTACTGTCACGGGCTTCCAAAGCCCTGAGAATTGCCAAGAGCCATGCGCGGGCGGGGGTGTCAGCATGTCCCGCAAACTGTGTGCCCCAGCCTACCTTTGCCTTGTATGGGGACGAGCAAGAGCCGGGGATCATGCCGGGATACTTGGATGTGCGGTAGACCTCCCAGCCTTCGTCTGGAAGAACCGCGTTGTGAAGTTCAAGGGCAGCGTCTAGGGAGCCTTTATATGCATGGCGGGCATTTTCTTCGCGAATCTGTAATCCCAACTCCTGGCATGGGGTGGAAAACATAGCCCGGTTAGCCCGGCGGAATGCTACGTCATCACCAGCTTTAACGGCTGCAATCAGGTCCTCTAGGGCTGTGGTCATTCCTTCACGTCCCTTGTTGGCTTGCCGCAGCAAGGACATACTGCGCGAACAGGAAGCATCTTGACTGCGGTTTGCAACGAGACGTTCTGGCCTGTCAGAAAGCGATGAACGGTCGCCGGAGGAAGCCCCGTTATCCGTGCTACATCGCGGACACTACTGCTCATGTCTGGCCCCTGCATGGCCATCTTGAGGTACTGGCCAGCATTGATACGCCACCCGCGCTCAATGAATTTGCGGGATCGGATCACGGAGCAGAGCGGATACTTTGAGCCGTGATAGACTAGGGTTCGGCTCAGAAGGGCTTCAAGCGCTTCCGGTCGGAGCGTCAGTTTTGATTGGCCGCTTTCCCAATAGTTCATGCAGTGCGCAAAATCATAGCTGCTGTGGATTTCATCGGGTTCACCATAGAACCGCAAGATCAACTGGACCTTTCCGCGCAGGCTGATGGCATTGGAACTCAGAAACGCCGCCGAATATATTGGCCCACCTTCTTTCTCCTGATCGGCCAATTCCTTGACGTCAGTGAGCGGATCGAACGCCTCAGCCAGATATTCTCCGGCTTCATGGTCTGGCCTGCCCACAAAATATTGGTAGTCGGAGTCCTGTTCGTCGGAAGCCACCCCAGCGGATTTGACAACAATGCGCACACGATCTTTTCCCGAAAGGTCTGTGACCTCCTCGACAAAGGTGTTAAATGCCACACCGCCTTGCGCCTTCTTGGACGCGAGAAACTGGGCAACGTAGTAATCAGCCACGCGCCGGACCGTCGCCTTGGTGCGGAAATATATATCGAAGTCGTTGACTTGCTCTCCGAGCAACATTGAGGCAATGCAACCGCCCGTAACGATGGTCTCTTTCCGGCACGTTTCTCGCAAGTCCTCATCGGTAATCGTATCAAGCCAAGCGTTTACCTTGTTTCGCAGAACTGACTTGATGGTCTTTGCCTTGAACCCGTGAGAGGGTGTTTCGTTATCGTGGTTGTTCATCAGAAAGCTTCCCTGTCATCCCACACCCGCACCCCGGCGATGGGGCGGGCCTTGTGGTTCCGACGCACGTATTCTTCGATGAAGGCCGTGATTGCTTCGCGGTCATGACGGGCAATGTCGTGCAGCGCGTCTTTGTGATCGGTGATCTCGTACCGGGTGACTTTGCGCAGCCCCTTGACTTGCTCCTTGCTGACGGCGGCAGCGGCCTTCTGCGCTTCCTCTGCGGCGCGTTGCGCGGCTGCGGCTTCCCGCTGGGCCTCTATGTCGCCCTTGGCAGCCTCGCGGGCCTTTTCCTCGGCCTCCCGGCGCTGGCGATCCGCTTCGGCGCGGGCCTTGCGCTCAGCCTCTGCCTTTTCGGCAGCTAGCTTGCGTTTGAACCCGTCGAGCAGAGACACCAGCCCCTTCTTGATGCGGTCGAGGTCTTCAAGTGTAGGCTTGTACCGCGCCAGCGCGTCTTTCCATGCGTCATGCAGGGGGGCGGCTTCCGACTTTTGTGCGCTGGAAACCTCCTTGTGCGCGGCCTTGATCTCCTTCAGCAGGATATCGACTGCCTTCATCTGGCCTTCGTCAGTGACTTCCTGTCCGTCAAGCCATCCTTCGGCCTCGGTGATGGAGTCGCCGTAAGGAGCTAGTGCCTCGTCCAGCGGATCGGGGGGCATGTTATGGCCGCTTGTGGGGGTCATGTCGTTCATCGGTCGGCTCCTCAGTAGGGGATGCTGTCGCTAAGGTCGCGGCTGCGTTCTGCTTCAGGCGAGGCCTTTGCCTGAATGGTTGCGTCAAGTTTTTTGAGCGCTGCCTGAAGTTTGGATGCTGGAAACTGCTGAAGTGATGCCGCGCTGTAGGCGGCCAAAAGTTTGGCCTCATCAACACCGGCTTCTTCCAACTTGTCCCGCAACTGGATGAACTGCGCAGGCGTCACCGTATGTTCAGCAGGCCGTGATTTCGCGGCTGCGTTCCCGTCGTCGTCTTCCGGAGCGATGCCTGACATGCTCATCAGCCCATACCGGCGGGCATAAGTGACTGCAGAACCGTAACCCTGCATGTCATTCTTCGCCACGATCAGCGGCACGCGACACTTCAGGGTCTCGCCGCTCGCACCATGGATGAGGATAGTCTCGACATACCGTCCGTGATCGTCGTCCGTGGTGGGCTGGATAACCGCGATGCCGTGTTCGTTGAGCGATGGCATACAGGCATCTACGACGCTTGCCAGATCGGCATATTTTTTTTGGAAGTGCGGATTGGTCGCGGACTTCAACGCCTTCCCCATCGTAGCCTGCGCCGCAGCCAATGCGGTTGCGATAGACTTGTGAGACGGCTTTGTTTCGGTGATCGCGCTCATGCCGCATCCCCCCATTCAGACTGGCGGGCGTCATGGGCTGCATCGCACTGGCAATCCTCATGGCCGCAGGTTTCGCACTTGGCCCAGCGGTTGGGGTCGATGTTGCGCTCTGCGAAGAAAACGGCGGTGGCGTCGGAAACACCGATAGCCGCGCCCCGGTCGTTGCGTTCGATGCACTCGACGCGGACATCGCAGCCGTATTTGTCGAAGGCTTCCGCGGCTGCATCGAATGCGTCGGAGCGGTCGGGGCCGTGCTCCATGGTGAGCGCTTCGGTGCGGTCGGGCCACTGGACGAAAACGATGTAGGTGAACTCGGGCAGTTTCATGTGTCTCTCCCATTCGCTGATGAGCGGTATGGGGAGAGTGTACGCATGATGCGAACGATAGGTCAAGCGCAAAATGCGCACGTTGTACTTATTTAGCGTTCACACCGGAGCAGGCGTGCTATACGATTCGCATAGAAAAGCCCGCACGAGGCGGGCTGGGGCGTTTGGCGATGCGACACTTTTCCGCCACTCAGAGGTTGGGCGGTATTGGACCGGCAGAACGCTTAGCCAGACCTCTTCGATAGGGCCGCGATAAGCACGGCGATACCGACTCCGAACCACCCTCCATAGGGAGCGGCCTCACGCACAAAGCTGTATAGATCGGAGCGAATCCAGCTGAGCCAGCTATCGGAATTACGCGCCAGTACAAGCAGCGTGATGAAGCTGAACAGGCTCATGAAGGCGAGGACGCAGCCCGCCAGCAGAAAGAGAAAACGGAGGGCGCTGCGAACCAATTAGCTACCTACCATCCCTAAATGCGGTGGTGTGGTCCTGCGACGTCATTGATGTGGCTTGTAAGCCATCTAGCGGCAGATGCTGATCGGAAACGACTTTCGTCTGATCGAATATTCGAGATATGCGACCACGCTTCTTTGCATGGAAAAAGGCACCAGCTCCTAAACAAGCCGCGCCAAATACTACACTCGCCATACAGAAACCCATAAGCGCATTTAGTGTGAAGCCGTCGCTTCCGAGAGATTTATCGGCAATGAGCCAAACCGCTCCGGAAAGGAGGAACATTCCCAGCGCTCCAAATGAGGCGGCTATACCATCGAATCCTAGGATATCTTCTAGATCGTCCTTAGTCACACCAACGACCTCTTGTTGTCGGTTCAGGTGGCGATGCTGAATCATCGCCCCCGTACGCTTCGAAACGTCCAGCGCCCGGCTTTGTTTGTCCTTACGGGCCTGCTCCTCGGGACTATCCACCATTTTGGTTAAGGTTCGGTTCACTCGGCGAACCCTCGTTCGGAACGATGCCGGAAATCACTGCATTTATCAACTGTGTGTTTCCGCAGTGTTGACAAAATAGACCTACGAACGGATAAGAAGGACCGCCCAAGAGTGTCATGTTCCCGTAGAAAATTGGGGCATGTATTAGGTGGTCAATGAGAACCCAATTCCTCTGACGACATATTGGGCATTTTCCGATCACTTCGGCTTTGGATTCCATCCACTTGCCGAATTTATTTCGTTGTTCGTCTGTTAGTTTTCCGTCTAGCGGCAGCGTGGTCACACTTTTCTCCCGTACCAAAGCACCTTCCCGATAACGTTCAAATCAGCCAGGGCGGCTTCCACGGGAGGATATGCCTTGTTGTCTGAGATCAGCATGACGTGCCCGTTTTTCGCTGCCATCCCGGCCCGCTTGACTAGTAGCGTGTCGTTGTGGCGCAGCACGAATAGACCCTCGAAGCCCATGTGCGTCTTGGACATATCGACCAGCACAATGTCGTCATCTACAAGCGTCGGCTCCATGCTCTCGCCCTTGACGCTGATGATTGCGAGGTTTTGCGGGGGGCTGCTGGTGAGGCGCTTCAGGTAGTCAGGCGGGAAGGCAAGGCTGTGCGTCTGTTCTTCGTAGTCCACAAGCGCCCCGAACCCCGCACTAGCGGAAACATCGTAAACAGGAACCAGTGCCTGCCCGTTCGGGGCGGGGTCGCCGGTATCCACCCTGTTCGGCATGATGCTACTGAAAGTTGCGCTGTCCCGTATCTCGCCCAGCGTCAGTTCGTAGACCTCTTCCGGGGGCACGCCTAGAGGCTCCACAACCTTTGCGATGGAAGCTGCAATTTTCGGCGGCAGAGACTTATCCTTTATCCGCTGTTCATAATGGCTGTAGCCGGATGGACTCATGCCAAGGTGAGTTGCCATGGCTCTTACCGACAGCCCCGCTCTTTCGCGGATACTCTTTACCGCGTCCCTCAATTCATTAGCGTTTTCCATGCGCGCAGATTGAGCACAAAACCGCGTGGAAGTATGTCCGCAATATGCGCTTGCATTTTGTCCGCTTTGTGCGCATGATGCGGACATGACCTATGTAAACCACATCATCGAAGCGTTCGGAGGGGTCCGACCCATGGCGGCAGCTATCGGGAAGGAGCCATCCACCGTCCAATCGTGGAAGGTGCGCGGCAGTATCCCAGACGCACAGAAAACTCTGATCTGGGAGAAGGCGCGGGAGCAAGGCGTGACTCTCGCTCCGGCGCACTTCCTGCCGTTTGATGTGGCCGCGTCCGACGACGCCGCCTGAACAGGGGAAGCGCCTCCGTACACTCGGCGCTTTCCATTACAGAAGATGACCATAACCGCTGCCATGCTTCAAATGTGCGCCGCAGCGACCCAGACACAAAGAAAACAGGGTTGCCATGAACCATCGAGCCATCATCAACAGCCACATGCAGGCGCTTATCGACGGCTTCTATCACAGCCTCGACGCGGCCTGCGAACAGATCAACGCCCGCAACGGCTCCACCGTCTGCAAGGGCACCATGTCGCGTCGCCTCAATGGCGACTTCGGCTGGCCTGTGGAGGACGTGATTGCGCTGGAGGATGGGGCAGGGCGCTACCCTGTGACCCGCCGCATGGCAAACCGCCTGACGGACAAGGAGCGCGCCGCTGCCTGCATCTACGAAGCGTCTGGCGCTGCCTCCAAGGAAGCCGGTGAGGCTGTCTCAGCAGCCCTCCGCGCCGCCCAGTCTGCCGACGCCGGTCATACCGCAGAGGCGATCCGCGAGGCCGAGGAGGGCATGCAAGCGCTTAGTGACCTGCGCGACAGCCTGACCGCCCACGCCCAGCCCATCAAGAGGGGCGCGGCATGAGCAGCGTCTATTCATGGTCAGTCGTCGCTTGGTTGGGCGGCCTCGTCATGGGCGTAACATCAGCTGACGGGCTGACACTTATCTCCGCAGCGGGCAGCCTGCTGTCACTCATTGCGTTTTTCATGATCCGTAATGCGGAGGACGCGGCATGAGCGCACCTGATATCCCCAGATCAAGCGACGAGCGGCTCCTGATGATGCTCGACCTGCGCGAGGCAGAAGGACTGACCGCGAAAGAGGTTGGCGAGCGGTTCGGGGTCTCAAAGTCCGCCGTTCTGGGGGCAGTCAGCCGCGTTCTGAAAGCAGAGGTTCCCTGCGCATGTACCAAGCCGGAGAACCAAGACGGGGCCATGGGCCGGAGGTGGTGGAAATGACCCCCTGTTCCCAGCCCAACTGTCCCTACACCGCAGACGACCAGTGCGGAATGCCGGGATGCCCGGGACGGTTCCGCAGGGCCGCAACTCATTCTCAGCCGGGGGGCGTCATGTACCCACCCACGGTGAACCAAGGGGGCAGCCGCTGGCTGAGAAGCCCCCATACCCTCCCTGTCAACTTCCCCGGCGCTTCGGTGCCGGGGCCTTTTCAGCGGACCAACCACATGGAGACGATATGAGTGAAGCATTTTGGGTGGTGAAGGGCAACGGCCCGGCCACTTTTCAACACGACACAAGAGAACAGGCCGAGCGCGAAGCAGAGCGGTTGGCACGGCAGAACCCCGGTCGGAAATTCTACGTGCTGGAAACAGTCTGCGGGTTCGTCAAGGACGACGTGCGCAAATTTGATCTGGACGTAGAACCCTACAATCCTTTTTAGCCGCGAGGACACGATATGAGCGATAGCGATTTGAGCGCCAAGGATGCCTACGCGCTGATCCACAAGAGCCTCGGCGCATGGGTGTCTGGGGCGCTGGAGGACGGGTTCGAAGATTCCCCCATGGAAAGCGGGTTGGCAAGCGAACTACTCGAAATGGCAGACCTGATGCTCACGGCAGAGAATAAAATTAGTGGTGTCACAGGAATAACAACCGAATGCGATTTTAGAGATCGGATACGCCAAGCCAAAACTTGGGGGCAGGAATAATGGCCGGTTCCGTTAATCGTGTTGTCCTGTTGGGCAACCTCGGCGCTGACCCCGAAATCAGAACCTTCCAGAACGGCGGCAAAGTTGCCAACCTGCGCATCGCAACATCCCAGACGTGGAAGGAAAAGTCCACGGGCGAGCGCAAAGAGCGCACCGAGTGGCACAGTGTCGCCATCTTCACCGAGGGCCTTGTCCGCGTGGCGGAGCAGTACCTCAAGAAAGGCAGCAAGGTCTATATCGAGGGCCAGTTGCAGACACGTCGCTGGCAGGATCAGTCCGGTCAGGACCGTTACAGCACCGAAGTCGTGCTGCAGGGCTACAACGGCACGCTGACCATGCTGGACGGGCGTAGCGAAGGCGGCTCACAGTCTCAGGACAGCGGGCAGGGCGGCTATGGCCAGTCGCAGGATAGCGGCGGTGGCCGACCGTCCTCGCGTGACTTGGAGGATGAAATTCAATTCAACCCTGAGTGGCGTGTCTAATGACGGTGCAGGCTTATAGAGATTACATCGCTTCGAAAGCATCGCAGGTCATTCCTGCTGGCATGACGCCGCGAAACACATCTGCTCACGCGAAGATGCATCAGGAAATCGCAATCGAATATGCCCTGTCTCGAGGCAAGGCGGCCATGTTTCTGGACACTGGTCTGGGCAAGTCGCTTTGCGAGTTAGAATTTGCACGGCAGGTAGTAGAAGAAACGGGTAAGCCGGTCTTGATCCTGACCCCGCTTGCCGTTTCTGGGCAGATGATCCGTGAAGGTCAAAAGTTTGGCATCGACGCACGGCAGATCAAGGATCAGTCGGAAGTAGGTATTGGCATTATGGTGGCCAACTATGAGCGCCTGCCAAAACTTGACCCGGCATGTTTCGGCGGCGTCGTGCTGGATGAAAGCAGCATTTTGAAATCGTTCGCAGGCCGGACACGAAACACCCTGATGGACGCTTTCAGGGGCACACCTTTCAAGCTGGCGGCGACCGCGACCCCTAGCCCGAATGACCACACCGAACTTGGCAATCATGCTGAGTTTCTCGGCATTATGCGCCAGCAGGAAATGCTCTCCCATTGGTTTATCAATGACACTTCAACAGCATCGCAAGATTGGCGCTTGAAGGGCCATGCTGTTGAGGCGTTTTGGTCGTGGGTTGCAAGCTGGTCGCGCTGCGCCACGCTGCCAAGCGATCTTGGCGGCGATGATACTGGGTATGTCCTGCCTGACGTGGTGCGCAACATGCACGAAGTCACGGCAGACCGTTCGCAGGATGTTGAGCAAGGTATGCTATTCCGCATCCCAGAAATGTCGGCCACTTCCTTTCACAAAGAAAAGAAGCTGACCCTGCAAGCGCGGTGTGAGCGCGCCGCCGAACTGGCAAACCACGACGAGCCTGTAACGGTGTGGTGCGAGACGAATGAGGAAAGCGCTCTCTTGGCAAAGATGATCGACGGGGCCGTTGAGGTTCGCGGCGATCAAAAGCCGGAAGAAAAAGAGCGTCTTTTGCTGGGCTTCGCTGATGGTGAATTTCGCGCGATTGTCACCAAGCCCAAGTTGGCCGGGTTCGGCGTCAACTGGCAGCACTGCGCCCATGCGGTCTTTGCCAGCATCAGTTTCAGCTACGAACAGCATTACCAAGCCGTGCGCAGGTCGCATCGCTTCGGTCAAAAGCAGCAGGTCGTAAACGATATCATCATTGCAGACACCGAGGACGCTATATGGCGGGCGGTGCATGGCAAGGCCGAGAAACATCAAGAAATGAAGCGCCGGATGGCTGAGGCCATGAAGTCGGCACAGTCACAAGCGGGGGTGCGAGTTGCATACGACCGCCCGCTTGAACTGGCGTTTCCGAAGTGGCTCGAAACAAGGGGATCGTAATCATGAAACAACCAGAATATCAAGGCGAAGGTTGGGCGCTGCACAACAGCGACT